GTTTGCCCTTGCACCGAGCCCCGAGTCGCCAACACGTCCTGGGGCCACTGCCACTGGTTATCAGGCGATCCCGCCATGAACCGCAAATCATCCAGCTCGTCTTCTCGGCTGTCAGAGTATGCCGAGAGGGCCATCGTCAGGCGCGTGCGCGCCGTAGCCAAAATGTCCGCTGGATCGCGGGAGGCTTTGCCCTTGTCTTCAGGCGTGTTGGCGACTCGTGCCGCGCCTCGAAGTCCTGTCGGATCTTTAGCCATTATTTGCGCTTCTTACCTTGTGCCTTACGCTTGACCGAGTAAGCAATTGCTAGGGCTTGCTTCTGCGGCTTGCCGCGCGCCATCTCAGTCTTGATGTTCTTACGGAACGCGCCCTTGCTGGCAGACTTGACGAGCGGCATTACTTCATCCTCCCGCCCGTGCCGATCCGCCGCACAGGCGATGGCTTAAAGTCTACCACGAGGCTCACAGCGTCAGGCCGTGCGCGCTGGCGCGGCGCCGGTAGGTTCTGCTGCCGAGGGATGCGCTTACGCATCTCGACCATCTGATCACCTATGCCACCCGGTGCCATGCCCATCCGATTACGCATGTTACTTCCTCTTCTTTGCGGTCTTAGCCGACTCGCGGAACGCCTTAGCGGTCGGTGCGCCCTTAGCGCCCGGCTTCCTCATCTTCTCGCCTGAGCCCGCCGCGATGCGTTTACGCTTGGCGTGTATGTTAGCGTACAGTCCTGGTTTAGCCATTAGCATTTCCACCGTCTGAGTGAGGCCTTAGCGCGCTCGGCTGGCCCTTTGGCCTTGGCGACCACGCCCTTCATGCGGGCACAGAACGACTTCTTACGCCCTGCGTCCGCCTTAGTCTTCGGGTTCGGCGCTGGCGCCTTGAGCTTGCTCCCCGTCGCTCGATTATACTTCGCTCTGCCTTTGGCTGTGAGTCCTGCGCCTGCCTTAGTCGAGAGCTTCTCGCCTCGACCGACTGCTAGGCTGACGGACTTACGCGCCACTAGGCACCCATCCAACTGTTTGTGATTGCGCCGCCTTGGTTCATCACGATGCGGCGCGGACGATCACGCGCCTCGCGGCTGGCGAGCGGGTAGGCGAAGGTAACGGCAAGCGCATCTGCTGCGTCAGGTGAGGCGAGCCCCCGTGCCTTCATGTCCTTCTTGCTCTCCAACAGGATCGCTCCGGATGAGTTAAACTTCTGATGCGGCCCCACCAAGTCGCTCTTCAGTTGTCGATCGGCGGGAAGACTCGCTGTTTGCAGCCATGTCTTCATCTCGCCCCACATCTCCGAGCGTTTGTTTTGGTACATCACAGGGTTCTTGGCCTTCCAGCCAAAGTTTACCCCACGCACCTTATACCGCTGCTCTTTCAAGCGGTCAAGTATGCCATAGCCTAGCCCGCCCTCGTCGATGATCGTGAGCGTCGGGTTGTACTCTTCGATCGCGTCGATCACGCGTCCCACGGTCGTCATCGTATCGTCGCCGTGGTAGCGTTTGATGTCGATGATGTCGCGCCCTTGCCTTACGACGATGACTGTGGAGTCGTGTCCGCCTCGCGCTGGATCGACTCCGATAACGCGTGGCGCGCTCTCGTCCTTGTACCGAGGCCTTGCCATAGCCTCCTCCACAATTCGTGGAGTAATGAACTGGTCGTCGCTGTCGTCAGGAAACTCTCCGTAGACCTCAACCTTTGCCTGGACACTATCTGGTCCATACTCAGCAATGATTTGCTCGTAGACGGTTTTGTCGGTGTCTTCGACTTGGCGCGCGTCGATGTTTTGCGTCCGCCAGAAGTCCCTTTTCGCGTTGAAACACTCATAGAAATACCCCTCATTGCGACGTGGGTTGCTGAACGCCAACCAGAACCGGCTCGGCGTGTTCTCCGTAAAGAAGCCTTGGGCTACGTCCCAAATAGAATCTGGAATACCTGAACTTTCGTCAAATATCAACATAACTCCGTCGCTGTTATGCAGACCTGCATAGGCGTCTGGGTTTTCTTCCGACCATAGCCGGCCTTCAACAGCCCAATATCGGGTACCCTTTTTTAAGTCCCGTTCTACGATCTCAGCTAACCATTTAGCCGGCATAACACGAGTAGCGGAAATTTCAAACCAATGGCTGTTAAGCGTCATGGCTAACCACTTAGTAATTTCTGCCCATGTAATTGAGCGTAACTGCGCTTCTGAGTTAGCGGACACGATTACAGAGCCGCCTATTCGCGTTGTTAACATCCAAATGACTAACCACGCTACTAACGCGGATTTACCAATACCGCGCCCTGACGCAATAGCCATGCGTAAGACCTTAAAGTCTACGCGCCCTTCATTGGCATCAATATGCTCTTTAATCTGCCGTAATACATCACGCTGCCATTTACGCGGTCCAGCGTGGCGCTCAAGCGGGGTGCCTTTTTGCCCCCAAGGAAAAACAAACCTTACAAACGATTCAGGGTCGTTTTTAATGTCTTTCGCCCATAGGCGCGACATTAACGCCATCTCGTCGTCGGGGCTGTAAATAGGAGTTTGCATTAGATACTAAGTTGCCTTTTTGCTTGTTCGTATGCAAGTGCCGCAGTTTCGGCAGTTTCGTATACGCCTAGGTAATGATTACGCTTATTAACTTGTACTTGTGCAACCCATTTACCTGTAGCGCGGTGCGGGGTAACGCCAATGTAGCCGCTTACGTTACGTTTGTAACGGCTTTTGTTTTGCATATTACGAAGCTGATCGGCTTCACGCAAATTAACTATCCGGTTGTCGTTTTTAATTCGGTTAATGTGATCAATAGCCGGCTCAGGCCAACGACCATGTACGTATAGCCAAGCTAGGCGATGCGCCTTATAGCTTTGGCCTTCTACTTTAATATGGATGTATCCTCGCTTATGCAGCGTGCCAGCGGGGTCGCCGGACCTTACTTGGCTAAAACGGTTGCATGGCTGAAGCCATGTAAACCGCCCGGTGTCAGGGTTGTAATGCAGTAGCTCTTTCAATCGAGCTTGCGTTAGAATTTTGGTAGCCATGTTCAGCCTCTCTTACAGGTTGATCGGTTAGAAGCCTCGATCCGCTGGAACGGTTCGGGGCTTCGTCAATTATAGCACCTTCTAATGCAGCCGGTGCAGCCGACAATACTCGGCCATTGATGACGCGAGACTCCGCCTCTTGCAGCGCGGCGATGACGCTGATCTGCTGGGTGACGTCGACTTGGACCTGCTGCTTGGCGACCCAGCCATGCAGGTGCTGGAGGATAGACAGAGCAGCCTTGCTATCGCCATTGCGAGCCGCGTCACGCAACTGCCCCGCAGCCTCAGCCTCACTGTCAGCACGCCCTTTCGCCTCCGCCATCGCCGCCAGAGGGTCCATCTGGCACAGCCGTCGATATTCCACCGGCAACATGCCGGCGGCTAATGCAAGGCTATCACCCTTTAGCCCGAGGGCAGCGGCGTCATAAATCGCCTGAAGGCGCTCTTCGGTGGCTTTGAGCTCGCGTGTCGTCAGCGGGAGCGATTTGAACATGCGGTGACTTTAATGACCGTGTAAGCAAAAGACAAGCGATGTGCAGGGTTCACCTGCCGGGAGGCCGCGATCTCGAACAACCGTCGAGCCTGTGTGTCGGGGCGGAGTGCCTTAGATGGTGGGCGGGGGAACCCTTCAGCTACCTCCCGATCGCTACGTGCGCATCACGTCAGACATCGTTATTTAAGGATAACAGGAAATGCTTTATTAGCAAGAAGGCTTAATAAAGGATGCGGGTGGTTGTTTGCTAAAAATAAAAAAAAATTTTTCTTGCGGAACCACCATAACTATGACCGGTTGCCCCTCGGCCCTCCCCCCCCCATGCTCTCGGCGATTAGCCCATCAGCCGACGACCCGCGCGTGTAAGACGTTATGTTATAACATAACAGGCATGCCAGCGTGGTGGGCAATGTGGGCATAGCCCACGCAAGTGTCAGGCAACCATGACACGCAGCCACGCAGCCATGACGTGTGGGCAATGTGGGCAATCCGTTTGCAATTGCCCACATGACCCACAAGCATGCGGGCGGGGGCATGGGGGCGGGGGAGTTTGTGGGCAATGTGGGCAATGTGGGCATGCCCACAAAAGTCGGCGGCGCTCGACTTTATGCACGCCCACACGTTTTATGCGCATAAAATTAAGAAGTCACAGGGTCAGAAAATTACATGACCATTTTGCCCACAGAGCACTCGCGCCCTATGTATACAGGCATTTTGTGTGGGCAATCTGCCCTCGTTTTCATTACCCAAACGCTACCCACACGCTACCCACAAAACAACCGCATAATGGTCGCTAGTGTAAGAAAATGCTTGACAAGGTTTTGCGCCTATATATGATGAGTGCTCCAGCCAAAACAACGCGCCCTGGACGCAACGGAGAAAACCATGTCAAACATCATCACTTTTAACACCCGCCGAGGATATACCGATAAGGGCCAGCGCATCGCCGCCGAAAAACTCGCCGACGGTCGCGTGCTATTCGTCGACGTAGATCGCGGTATTAGATATGTCACAAGCGCACCGTGCGAGCTCACGCAGGCCGCGATCATGCGCGCTTACGACTATAACGAAACGGATTGCGTGATCGGAGCGATCCCCGACTATTTAGCCCGCCAAAACGTCATCGCTAAACTCGAAACAATGGCGCGGGAGGCTATCTAATGCGACTCGTTTACATCAAACCCGAATACCGCGACGCCAATGAGGTCGGCCTACTCTACAAAGTGACGTCCGAGCGCAACGCTAACGGGCGCGTCGACATCCAGCCGGTAGTGTGGGACTACACGTTCCCGAGTATCGAATCTGTCTACCCCTACATGCTGGAGGATGCCGAATGAAATTCTCGACACTCTTTTTCATTCTCACCGGCCTATGTATCGCGGGCGCTTATTTCGGCGCGCCGACATTACTCGCCGCCGCCTACTGTCAAACGTTTGGTTTGATATGCCTTGCAGCCCGTGACTAAACTCTGTAAAGTTATCCCGTTCACTAAACTAACCTAAAGGAAATTAGCATCATGAAATTCATTACCCCCATGGCTACCGTTAAGGCTTTGCTACTCGCCGCCGCTAAGGATGACCGCCGTTACTATCTCAACGGCGTATGTATTGACGTCCGCGCGCATGATGCGGTAGCGGTCGCAACCAATGGCCATATCCTGATCGCCGTCGCTGTCGAGCTCGAGCCCAGCGACGACGACGCGCCGCCCGTACCAGGTCAATACATCATTAACCGGCCGCTATTGGAGTTGATGAAACCCGCCTACAAGGACGCGCCGCTATCGGTGTCGATCGACACGGCCGCGCGCAGTGTGACCGTCAATGCCGGCGGCGCTAACACGACGGCGCCACTGATCGACGGTCAATTCCCAGACTGGCGCCGTGTCGTGCCACGCACCGTGTCCGGCCGCCCGCAACAGTTGGATGCAGACTATATGCACGCATTTAAAAAAGCGAACAAGCTACTCGGCGCGAAGTACTCGCCGGCCGTTGCGTATAACGGCGCCGAGCATGGCGACGGCGGGCCCGCGCGCGTGCTACTGGCCGGCGATAGTGTGGGCGTGATCATGCCGTTTCGATGCGACATGCCGTCGAGCGTGGATAACCCCGAGTGGCTCGACATGCTGCCCGTGTCGCCTGCGGCGGCGGCCTAACCCATCAACCAGGGCGGCGCCCATGGCCGCCCATTTTCTAACCTAGCCTAAAGGAAACTACACCATGCAGACCGAAAACATGATGGCATTCTATGAACCAGGCAAAACGCATTTGTATTCCCTAGCCGTCTACCAAAATGGCGAGTGGCGTACCCAGTACGATCGCGAGACGCTGGCCGAAGTGCGCGCCGTGCGTGGCGAGCATATGCAGCTCGTGCCGTTCGATGATGCGTGCCGCATGATCGACGACGCGCAAGTGGCGGCCTACTGCCACGCGCCGTTTGAAGTGACGCGCGAAATGTTCCACGAAATGCTTAACGTGTTGCCACCAGGCAAGTGGCGCCGATCGGAAAACTACGAAACGTTTTTCGTCACCGAGGCGCTCGCCGCCGATATTCACGCATGGTATGTACGGATCGGCAATCGGTATTGGACGCTCAACCGATCCTGCACGCGCGATGCAGACTCGATCATTGATGAAGTGGCGACCGCCGCCGGGGTGCAATCGTGAGTAAGTATTTCGTGAGAATGACCGACAAATTTTTAAGCGGATGGGGCCCCGCCCAGGGCAAGCGTAACG